ATCAAAAATTCAAAAAATAATTTTAAAACCGGGGCGGTGTTGAAATTATTTCGTGGCGGCTGGGATTACCAACCTACAACATACAACCTACAACATTTCACTTGCCGCTGGGGTAGGTTTCAATCTGCTCACGCTGCTTGATGGACTTCTCATAATATTCGTTGCATTCCTTACTATTACACGGACATGGGCTAATGCTTCGGGTAATGGTAGCAACATGCTTAATATAGTCTTCGTTGGCTCCCAGCGACCGCTGCCGTGTTAGTCCCAGCGACTTGGCTACTTGACCCGTGCCACGCCAAGCGTCGAGCGGTGATATAGTAAACGGTGCAACCTTCTCAACGTCCATTTATAATTGAATTAGATTTAAATTAAATCACTGAACCCCATTTGGATAATACGTGCAGTTTATGGCAGTGGGAAGAGTCTGAATCCACATAGCATCTGATGATGTGTTTTGGAAATATATGCGTGTAGATGCGGAAGCCATAGTAGGGCAAGTAGCAATGAGGTCGCTCACTTTCACAATCAAAGGGGCGCACGACCCACTTCTCGGTGCAACCGTTGCGGGTGGAGAGCCAAATGTTGAGATGTTTGGATAAGTATTGTAATAAATACCAGCATCAGTACTATTACCAAGCCCAATATTTACCACACCAGTGTTAAATGACCCAGTCAGTAGAAGACCAACTGGATTAAAATCCACCACCCAAACACCATTCGGGTCGGGTGAAGTCCCAGCAATAATGTCATTATTAAATGCTCCAGCCAACACTGTTATCCCTTGATAACCAGTTGTCCCTGCAGCGACTGGTGCTACTGATGAAGTCCCCACAACACCTACACGTGATAATTTAATGGTTGGTGATATTACGGGTGTAGTAGATATAGTCACAGCACCCGTTGCACCCGATATAGCAACACCCGTGCCAGCCACAATGGAAGTAACGCCAGTATTACTAACAGACACATCACCCGTTGGGCTGCTTACAGATATTCCAGCCCCGCTGGCTGCGAGTGATGTCACACCAGTATTCGCGATCGTCTGGCTGGTATTTAGAACACTGGGTGTGACCGAAACGCCCGCCCCTGCGACGAGGTTGGCACTTAAAGCAGTTGCGTCGCCCGCCACGACAGCACTGATACCACACCCATTCGCCGTTGTAATTGTCTGATCGTTATTAATCGTAAGCGTAGTTGTGGTCGGCGACTGGACAACACTAATACCAGTGCCGCCTACTATAGCCGATGTGATTGAAACATGCGCTGCTGTGGTGGTAGTTGTCACACCAGCTCCTGCGGCTGCATCTACACTAATAATGCCCCCGCCACCGGGCGCAGCATTTATTGTTATAGACTTATTGCTGACCGACGGCACTATCGTCACATTTGTTCCAGCTACTAAAAATGCTGACAGCAAATCAACGCCTCCAGAAGTCGTTACTATATCAATACCGCTACCTATACCACTACCAATATTGGGGATTGTAGAGCCTTCGCCGGGAATCAACGCCATTCTTTATCTATCGTATCATCACATTTTATGTGCTGATACAATTACTCTTGGAAGTAAAAGGAGAGTGGATAATTCACATAGTTAGAAGTTCGTGACATTTTCTACACTCTATACTGGTTAAACATTTTACATCAAGCGAGCCGACAGCGTCTTGCGCCCGCCTGCAGGACCACCCGCACCGCCCGCAGGACCACCGCCCGCGCGACCATAGCCTACCGCCGACATACCGCTCTTCACATTGCCGAGTAAGCCCGACTCAGGAAGGAGTCCCTTGAGACCAGAAAGCGCTGGCTTTGTGGCGGCATAGACATCCTTCGCCTTTGTGAGGAAAGAGCCAAGTTTATCCATAAAACCGTGACCAACCATGCGCGACAGACCCTCGTGAGTGACCTCAGGAGCCGGCTCGGCGCTAATAATATCGGACTCGCTGAGGACACCTTTCACAATTCTGCTGCTGCCCGCCATAGTTTCGAAGAACCCTGAGTTGACCGCGATTGTGTAAAGAATAGCACCCGTGACATCTGTATCCGATGGGTTGTGGACTTCAACTTGGTACTGTAGAGTGTAGTTCCCAATTAATCCCGGCGCTTGACCTGCCTGAAGGGTCACATCAACACCCATGCGCAGCACAAGGAAACCGCCCACAGTCTGGACACGGTAAGGAGCAGCGCCAGCGCCCGCCTCAATGTTAGTAGCACCGAGTTTAGAACTCATACCAAGACCAGACCACTGGTCAAAATCCATATCAAGACCATTGTGAACCGCCATGGAATACAATTGCTGCGGCGTGTGGCTCGAGAGTAATCCAGCAAAATTGTCGAAGTTGACGCTAATCTTCTTAATGGGCAGATACCAGTCGCCCTGAGTAGGCGTTAGGTCTGCGTATTTCGGCTTGCAGTAAACAAGCAGCATGTCTGGGATCTGGGGGAGAACGATGGTCTGAGACTGAACACCGGATACAAAACTGTTAGCGGGGATAGTGTCACCGACTGTCTGCAGGTAACGGGGATACTCGAGATACTGCACGACCGACTTCGCGGGCAGTGGGAGATCGAGCGACGGAGTCAAAACCTGCACGTTGACACGCGGTGTGGTGAAGGGCGAACCCGCCGCCGACACGCGATACTTAATAGATGCGCCGGGGACAGTGCGCTTAGCCGCCGTAGAGCAGTTGCGCAGCACACGCTGAATGTCCGCCTTCATTGAAAGGACGATCTGCATGTTATTCACGCCAAAAATACCAGTCTCCCACTCAGCAGCGTCAGCAAAAATAAAAGGAGAGAGTACCAACTTCTCCGTAGAGCGGAAGCGACACGCCACCGGGTAGCCCGCAGCGGGGTTGCCGCCCTGCGCCGCCGTGTTGCATACGGGGATACCACGAGCAAAGCGAACGGTGATATCAGCAGCACCGTTGTTGAAGACGTATGTTAGGGGAACCGCAACAGTTCCGCCAGCAAGCACAGTGCCGTTATTAGGGTTGATCCAGTCAATATCAAACCAAGCACCGTTGGGGCGCTGGTCGGGAGAAGTCTGGGCGAGATAGTCAGCCAGCGGAGAAACGATGGACTGGTTAGCCGGCTCGTAAGACTTGAGCGTATCTAACATCGTCGGGCAAGTTCGGCTCAGACGATTCTTGCGGTAGTCAGCAAGTCGGAGAACTTCCCAGAGGACAGTATCAGTATTCATGGTTATACTCGTGTCGTTGATGGTGCATGTTGTGGTGGCGATAAGAGAGTTCAGGGGGAAGGCGCAGAGAGCCATATCGCGACCCCACACTGCGATGGGGACATCGTTCGCCAATGCGGCAGCCTCCGCTACTACCACGTTGAACTGAATATCTACACCAGCGCTCCACTCAATCGCTCTATCAACAAAAACGTTTTGCGATGGGACGTTTATCTGGTAAGTGTGCTGGGAGGAGGTTGCGCTGATAGCATTGTAGGGAGCGTTAGTCAGCGAAAGGGAACCTTTCTGAACGGCATAGCGGGGAGCGTTCTGTACAATGCGTGCGTCGAAAATTGACTGCTTGGCGATGTCTGCGGTAGCCATGTTCTATATTCATTAGGAAGATTATTTTTAAAGGGTCGTTCGCCGGAACATCATCTTTAGGGACACGCTTGACCCATTCGGCATGAGAACCGGGTAGAGTTGTCCGTTCAGCCGACTCTTCCAGAATATCTGGACATCAATATTTGAGATACCAGACTTGGAGCGCTGGAAGGAAGCCATTCGGTATTCCGCCGAGGGTATGTATTGCACGAACCCGCGGTAGTCCGAGGCACTCTCATTTGTGAGGGCGATGTCCGTAATGATCGGGGAGAAAGCCAACTGCGTATTATTCACAATGCCCACCGTGCTATCGCCATATTTAACCGGGTCACCCGTCTGCTCAAAAACGAGCGGCATCATTGTACTGGTAAAAACAATGGACTCAATGGGCGACCAGAGGGTGCTGGTAGACTCGTAGTCTTGGACCATTATCCAGTATGACTTGCCAGTAACAGCAACAGCCAAAATATTCTGGAAGAGTATACTGCGGATAATAATTTCATAAGCCCGCTCGGAGGATAGATTGACCGCCTGCGCATCAAAGTTGTTAAACAGCCCATACATGTTTGAGTTGAAAAACAACTTAGAAGCTTCAGCAGAAGCCCCGCCGAAGGATGATGCATTGACCCCACCGAAGGAGTATTGGCTCGCATAGATTGAAAAAAGATTTGTGGTTGGGTTGTAAGTCATTACTGTCGCAACCGTCCCCAGAGTTGGGGGTGCGCCGGGAACATTCGCTAACCACCATACGTTGAACTGGGATTGGAGATCCGCCAGAACAGCAGTAAAAGCAGTATTCACACAACTTAACCAATGGCTGTAAGTATAGGTAAAGTAATACAGAGTGCTAACATCTTGACCAGTTTGTGTTGTGCTGGACTGAGGGGTTGGTGCAAGAGAATTATCATCGACTTCCGTCACCCAAATAAGAGGCTGAGTTGATATGAACGTTGGGCTGACATAGGGGTTGCCCGCCACCGTGTAAGTGGCTTGAAGTGACTGTGTGACGCTATAAATAGTCAAATCCACATTCAGTCCCGGATTAGAAGCACCTTGGCGAATAGTCGGAATGAATATAGGTAAGTCCTTACCACAGCCATTCATGTTCGCTCGGACTATTGAAAAAAGATACTTACTTGCGTCTTGAATAATAGGCGCACCACGAGTTTCTTGGAATCTTGCAGGAGGATCAACCGTAGCCAATGCTGATGTGCGCGTATTAGAAATGAGGGCATTGTAATAGACGTACTCTGGGTCGCCGTCAGTATCAGGTGTGCCGCTGAATGTGATGCTGGAAGACATTTTCTATAATGATGAGTGATATTTTATTTACCCAACATATCATATGTGAATTGGCTTACCCAGTCGTCGGGACTGTGTCCGCTCTTTGTTGCTATGTTGTAAAATTGCTGATTCGTCATATCTTTACAGATAAGCCGAGCTACACACCAACGCCCGCAAGTATTAAAATCTGATTTATCTTTCTGGTATGGATGTGTGTTGTAATATACATGGTATCCACTTTTTTTGAGTAAGTCCATTAGATAGGGACGATCCTCGCCCAATGCAACCAACTGCTCTTGACTAACCCACGACCTCTGGGCTTCTGGGCGCTCGCCGTAGGAGTCAAAGTATTCAATGAAACCCTTGCGCTTAAACATACATAGCCAGTGTCCCGTCTTCTCATTCTCTGTTAAGAAAAGAAATACACATCGTCCCAATTTATCGAAGGCTTGATCTATGTGTTCCATCTCAGCGAACTTCGGGTAAGAAAATACTTTCGTATCAGGATCTAATATATCGTTGATGTCCTTGTCGCTCAACGAGTACGCCCTAATCTCGGTGAGTGATTTACTCATTTTCTATTCTATACAGTAGAGAGAAAATGTCGGCTGCATTGCTAAAGGAGAAGAAATACCCATACAACTATCCTGCCGATGTCCTTGCTGTAATAGATGCGCTGGCGTTCGCACCAAAGGACGTTAAAATAGCAGGCAGTATGGCGCTGTCGTCGCAGCAATATGCCGGCGATTACGATTTGTTTGAAATCGTTAAAGGCAAGAGCATCGCCGCCATCTGTAGCGGTCTACAGAAAAATATTCGCCAACTAATGAAACTCCCCGACTGCTATGTTGGTGATATAAAATGCGGATGTGTTCCAGAGTGGGAGGTCGTGTTTGGCGATGTCCACCATGGCAAGGTCACGGGATACGATGCAACTGATTCCCGCAAGCGACTAGAAAAGTTAGTAAATGGGGGTGTAGTCAGCGAAGAGGAAGCCGCAGACGCACGCAGCCTATTAAAAGCCGATCCAACACCCGCCCAGTTCCTGCGCGCACAGAAAGAGATACGACCCCACATCGTCCGATGGACTGTCGATGATGTGCTGCGAGGCTATGCGACCCTCCGCAACGGAGTCCGCTTCACACTTGAGCAGGGTATAACATCTCCCGCTATTACCAAGATAGACGCAGTTGCCCTTGTAGAGAATAACCGATTCACCGACTTTAGTTGTATTTATTCATTCCGCTATAAGGGGAAGGTTCTCAATGATGTTCCCATGGATGGGATGCACGAACTAAAAAAAAATATTTTATATCTCGCAGAAGACGGACAGTATTTCAAAATGGGTAAGCGCATCTTTTCATTGCTAAAGGGAACCCGCAGCAAACTCCTTGAACCCCTCAGCGAACTCTTTAATGGCGATCTGGGACGCATCTACAGTATTGTAAGTGATATAGACACACTCCTTTTTCTACTGGAGAATGAAGCAGCACTACCTCTGCGCAAGTTCAAATACGAGATAGGACAGTTCAGAGCGCGACTCGGCAATGTCTTTGAAACGCCCCGTGTAAATACGGAGCGACTCCTCGAGGAACTGCTGCGGCTTGAAACAGCCCCCCGTGGAGAACTAGCTCGTGGATTGGGGTACCTGCGAGACGCATTGGTAGGGATACTGAACGCAGAAGCAGGCGGGGAACTACGGGATCTGGACTTGCTGCCCGTCCCTGCATCCATGCTCCCCTAAAATGTTGTAGGTTGGATGTTGTAGGTTGGTAATCCCAGCCGCGCCGAAATAATTTCAGAACCGATTCGGTTTTAAAATTATTTTTTGAAATTCTAACAAATCAACCTACAACATACAACCTACAACATTTTCTAACCCCCCTTTAAATGGATTTTCTTGATGCTCTTAAAGCAGGAGGAGCCTCTGCCACTATCATAGCCATCCTTGCAGCCGTTATTAAATTAGCACAGTCATTCTGTGGCAACCGTATCAGATCGGAATGCTGCGGGCATACGGCTACAGCAGGGGTCTCCGTCGAACCCATCACGCCGCCTCACTCCGTGGTGGTTGCAGTCCAGCCTAGCCCATCACTTGTCCCCGCACCGACTCCCCACGCGCCCGAACCTATTAGCATTTAAAAATGTTCGCATTTTTAAAAGACAATGTGGTCACAGTCGATCAGTGGGTTCTTTCTAACAATTGGTAAACAGATGACTCTGCGCATCCCCTTACCAGTTGGTGCATGGAAGCCTTTGAAAATGTATATTGAGCGAGGGGAGTTGGTCGTTGTGTTTAGTCGTTCTCCAACAGAATTTTGTAGAATGTGCCGTTGAGTTTAATGCGTAGATATTGACTCGCCGACCCACTCGCAGTTGCGGATTGAATACCAAGACCAGTAAAGATTAAGTCCGCATCCGTTGTGAGATTGATGCTCGTTGAATTTGTCGTCGTCAGTGTGATTTGATTAGCAGATATTATATCAAAATTATTGACGGAGTTCAGCGTGATATTCTGGGCTGAGGTAAGATTTATGTCGGATGTTGCTCCCGTTGTAGTTAAACCAATGCCAATTGCCCCCGCTCCCACCGAAATAGTAGAACCACCATTATCCATATTCAGCGTATCACCAATGCTGTTGTAGTTAAAAGCACCATAGACGCTGTCATCACTTTTAAGAAGGAACACAGAACCATCCGCTCCACTACCTCCTACACCAATATTACCGCCTCCCGCTAATCTGGCTTGTTGAGTTGTGCCAATCTTTAATTGGATTTCACCAGTAGCATCTACAACTGTGTCGGTGGTTGATGTTATACCAACGCCTTGACCCGAAGCAATGGTGATATTGGCTGTGTTTGTTGTGCTAATGCCTATGCCCCCCGTAGCAAGTTGAGACTCAATATTGAGTATTCCAGCACCAGTTAGAGCGATACTACAAGCGGTCTGAGTCACATCGGTGTTGTCCTTGCGGTCAAGAAATAGAAAGTCGGTGGGGTTGTTCCCATTACCAAGGAATAAACCAGAGTATGAACTAACACCGTTTTCACCAATGAAAAGTGGAAGACCTTGACCCGAGATATAGCCAGTTTGTAATGCTTGATTGACACCCATAGCAATATTTTCGCCGACGACACCCGTTGAAACTCCTATTTCGTGGGCTGATGTAGTTAATGCGGACTCGCTGAATGTAGAGCCAGTTGGGTTATAAACAACATCTACTGATGTAGGTCCGACTCCCGAAGTTTGGAACCGCAGTGTCGGTGTAGCAGTTTCAATTATGGCTACAGATTTAGTGATTACTTCCGTCGCAGAGAACTCTACATTCCCGCCAGTTCCCAACTCTATTAAACCATCAGATGAAGATATAATGACATCAGCAAATATCCCACCGCTGGTATTGGCAGACAGTTCAAGGTTGTTTCCGTTCGTAATCATAACAATCTTATCTCCGTTGGCTTGAATATTGATTGGTCCAGCCGTTGTATTAATCTCAAATCCAGCAGACCCAGTCAGATCCATAAAGTCTGTCCCAACATTGTAGCCCATAGAGCCTTTGAGAACACCTGCCGCGTTTTTGAACTCTACCTTTGCTGCATCGCTGGTTAATACCATTCCACCATTTACTCGAATGTTTTCATCAACGGTAAGATATGGTGCAACGGATCCGGGCAGAAGTGCGATCGTGTCCGTTTTGACTTCGCCAGCGCTAACATAAGACGCTTCAATAATAGCACGATTATTTGCCAGTAGATCAGAAGTAAGCGGGTTGGTTATATACCCAGTAAATGGTGGTGCATTAAAATCTATGTATTGTGCTGGCACTTTACCCTGCGCGTTTAGAATAGCCGACACTGACATCTCTATATATCAGTGTCGAATATTTTTAATAATGTTATATACTTATGCGTCGGGAGAACATCCCACCTACACCGCCGACTGTTGGAATATCCATTATATAACTCAGTTAAAATGATATTAACGATAAGCCACCAAAGCAGAGCCATCCCAATACAGCAATACATAAGCCGAGTTAGTCGTTCCAGTAATAGTGTGTAGTGTTACACTTCCAGCAGGTATTGAAATCGTTATGTCTTGTGCCAAACCAGTTGCGTTGTTACCGTTGCGAAGATAGACACACCAACCAGCAGCCACACCAGCCAAACCAGCAGAAGTGAATGTTTGCGTCGCTGATACTCCCGTCAGAATGTATGTAGAGCGATTCATGGTTTCAGTCAGAGCAATCGTTCCAGTTGCCGCTTGGACGGTGATGGCTGGAAATGCTGGACCGTAAGTAACATCTTTAGTGGATGTGTCGTAAAACAACTGATTTGCGGTTGAACCAGATGGCAGTGTCGGTAATTTGACGGTTGCTGAAGTAACAGAAAAATCGGCATTCGCAGTAACTGTGATATTACCCGCCGGCGCATATATTGCTATATCGCCCGTATTAGTTCCAATATTTAGAGTATTAATACCAAAGTCAATATTGGCACTATTGCCCGAACCGGTGTCAGTTAGAGCCAAAACGGGTGATCCAACAGCACCAAAATCAGATTCAATAGTGATAGAGCCATTTCCAAATTTACAGACAGAGCCGGTAACACCATCACTAATATTCACATCAATGGTATTCGCCCCCACAACAAGAGAATTAGTGGAAGTCCCGAGACCATTAAGATACTGTAAAAATATTGGGACATCTGGTGATCGTAAATTGACACTGAAACTGTCATAATCAAGAGATGCGGATATTGATGTATCTGTGTTGGTTAGTTTCAGAGTAGGATTGCTGGATGTAACGGCGCGCTGGATATCAATTTCTCCATTTACTCTAAGGTTCTCGTCAACGGTAAGATATGTAGCCCCAGAACCGGGTACCAATGATAGTTTATCAGTTTTGACTTCGTCAGCGCTAACATAAGACGCTTCAATAATAGCACGATTATTTGCCAGTAG